TCAAACATAAGTTCGTCTTGTTCTGCCATATTCAATATCCAAAGCTAGGGTCAGAGGCTTGAAACCCTGATCGTTGAGTTGCAGGGTTGTAATCCCATATAGAACTTCTAGGTCTTGTCATTATACCATACCTTAGAGCGTCATACAAGTGATCTTCTGCATTTGTATCAACATCCTCTGGGTTTCTCTTATCAAGAGGTATTGACGGTAGTTGAGCTACAGTGTTAGTACAAGTGGAAAAGAAAACCATACGAGGCTCTTCTGTATACTCATCTACCTGTAACCTTCTATGCATCTCGTTCTTACCTGCTACACGAGACCCTCTAGACCTATCAGAAGGACGCCAGCGGCAACCCTTCATATTCATTTGTTCAGCCAGTGACGGGCCAGTATCACCACGCTTGTGCCATAGAGAACTATCCAGAACACCATATCTAATTGTACCATCTTCTGCCTCTGCTTCCAGTACCATATCTGCTAGATCAGTAGCTGTAACCTTAGAACAATATAGCTCTCTGTAGACAACAAGCTGTTCAGAGGGTGATACAGCAATCCAGACAACGCCTGTGTAACTTCCGTAACCGTAGTCGCAAGCTCTAAACTTAGTCCAATTTGAGGGAATTTTAAAAGGCTCAACGATGTGTATGGCTCTATTCCACTCAGGAAAGGCTGCGCCTTCGTTAACATCCCAGTTTCCTTCTAGTAATTGCTTACGTTGGTGTTCTGGTAGCGAAAGAAGCATTGCCTCGTAGTCACCACTCTCTGCTAAGTAAGGATTATCAAACAGACTAGCAGGTATAAACCTACGCTTAAACAAAGACTGACCAGCTTTGGAGTGACCCGCTGGATACTTAATCTCTTCACCAGTTTCGATATTAGTTGCCCAGAAAGATTTATTGTAAGGCGCTGGGTCAATAAACATCTTCTTAACCCAAGAGTGACCGCTACCACCGGGGTTAGTAGTCGCTCTCATATATAGACCTAGCTCCATAGAACTTGCGGATCTCAAGCGACTCCTCATATAATCCCAAGCGAAAGGTGAAGGCCATTGAGTAAGTTCATCGAACCCAATCCAGTTAAACGCCTGACCCTGATACCTCGTAACGTCCATATCCTTATCCAGATATGACATCCAGAGTCTACCACCTCTAGGTGATGTCCACTGAGACTTACGTTCAGACCACTTAATGCCGGGAATAGCACGAGGGTATAACTCCTGAGATTTCTGTATAAGTTCCCTTAGTTCTTCTGTAGTATGTCGTACTAACAACCCACTAAAGTTAGGATCGTTTAAACCGTGTAGTGGGTCAGCAAGCATCGCATAGCTCTTACCACCACCAGCACTACCGCCATATAAAACCTCACGCTCAGATGAACTAAGAAAGTCTGTCTGAGGGCCGGGGTTTGGCTTAAACACTACTGACTGTGCTGCCTCGACATCAAACTCAGGAGCCTTAGCCTCTGCAGCAACAGTTTCAAGGGGAGTAGCGACTGTCTCTGTCTTGCTATTCTTCTTCTGAGTACGCCCCGACCCTGCCTTTTTCAAGCTTCTCGATTTCCGCGAGGGTTTCTTGGAGCCTTTTGGCAAGTCTGCGTTTAATAATAGCTGCTTTTTTACGTCTTTTGTCAATCTCAACCCGCCTTTTTAAACCCATATGAGATATACACCTATCTGTATGCTTTGTCAACCAAATAGCGACTTCTCTGTAACTATATTGATTTAGGTGTCTTTTTGCTAACTCTAGGGCTTCTAATTCGTGGGGTATGGGTAGTAATAGTTTATCATTTTCGGGGTCTACATCATACCCAAAAGGTATTGTTTGAGATACTTTAGCTACAGGGTGCCATTCTTTCTCTTTACCTTTCTTAGGCTTGGGCAATTCCCAGAAACCTAAGTCTCTCTTATAGTCAATTTGTGGCAAGGTCTACTCGTTCTTTCCTTCTTTGGGGGGTAAATAAAATATACCACCTCCTCCTGAAGTAACATCAACCTTGTCTACCTTGCCTAGCCCAGCGCGATCAAGCAAATCCTTCGCTGCAGCCATCTTGTCACGAATACCTAACTCAGTAGGATCGTATAATGCTTGTGTCATTGCCATAGCTGCCTTTGGTGCAGTACGAGCAAACCAAGTACGTGTCTTTTCACCTATCTCATCTTTTAGAGACTCTACAATAACAGAAGTAGAACTATTTTCCCCATAGCCAGCTAACTTCTTTGCTTGAACAACATCCCCATTAGCCTCATCAAAGAGAACCTCTAGGAACTTCTGTTGTTTTTCTGTTAAAGCTCTTGTCATCTTAAAGTCCTTAAATATACAAAACCAACAAGACTACCCGTAATAACTAGGAACAGCACAAAGCCTGCTCCCCACTCTATTAACTTACGCTGCATCTCTATTCGTTTATGATCGTGTTCTTTCTTCTGCTTTCTTATATCCGCTTCAATACGTAAAAGCTCATCCCAGTGTGAGGGGCCATACATTACACAGATGTAATCTTTTAGCTCCTTACGCATAGACTCAGCTTTCTTCTTAGCTGCGAATATCTCCATTGCTTCTGCTTGAACGCCACCACCAAGGGTTTTATACCAAGGTGGTTTAGCGTTCTGCCTTTCAGCGAAGTCTAAGTCACTGATAGCACCAGCCCACTGTGTTAGCTGGCTACCCATATCTTGTAAGTCTTTCCCAACTGCAATACCCTTCTTAAGAGTATTAAATGCAGTTGTTGCCAGACCGATAGCCGTTATAGGATCTATCACTGTAGCAACCCCCTCTTATAAGTCCACTACCTGTTTGTCTATCTGTATCCCCAGAGGACACACCAGCTATAACAGTTAAACTTAGTATAAGGGGTAACTCCTTACTTAACCTCACTGTTCGTTGCCGTATACACGATTATATATCTCTCCTCTTGATATACCTATATCGTGTAGTTCTTTATTAGACATATTCTTTAGAACCCAGTAGTCTGCTCTACGCTGCTGATGATTCTGAATACGTGTTAGTAAATTCTTAAACATTGCACTATCTCCTTTTATTACGTGCGGAGATAGTTATACATAATTTTTAATCTTGTAGTAGATATAAAATGTGCATACCCGCTATGCTAAGAAGTCTTGATACTACGTGTACCTGCTTGAGAAGGCTTATTAGATGCACCACAGGCTAGACCACCGTGAGCATAGCCCATCTTCTTCTTAGCCATACCGCCACCCATATAGCCCATCTTCTTAGCTACTGCAGGAGCCTCTTTCTTAAGCGCTGCCATACCAGCATTCATTTTCTTACCCATATCACCACCCTTTGCCATTCCTACTTTATGATAACCTGTGCCCCCACAATGAGAACAACCTTTTCCTTTACACTTAGGACAAACTTTCTTTGCCATTACGCATTCCTCTTTCTACCTGATGCTGTCACTGACCACTTAACTTTCTTAGGGCCAGTCTTCTTAGCTGCCTCTTTCTTACTAATCCTACTAGCTACCGCTTTAGGTCTACAGGCAGGATAACCCCGCTTTTCACCAGAGGAACGACCACAAGGTTTACCAGTCTTAATATCAGTCCACTCTTCACCGAACCACTGTCCTAGTCCACCCTTAGCCATATCAAGCTACCTTATTAGATTTGCTACCAGAGTACTTACCACCCCTACGCTTATACTCTTTAGTAAGCCAAGCACTAGCGTAAGCGCTGGGCCAGACTTTAAATTTCTTCTTAGCTGCGGCCTTAACTGAGGCATACAACTTCTTATTTGTTGGTGTAGGTGATTTACTCATATCAGGCCACTATAAAATCTACTATTTGTCCATCGGGTTTACGTAACTTATTAGGATCAGGGTTGTATGCATACATCTGATTCACTATCTTAAGATCCTCTACAGGTGTGTCAGGAGTCACCTTGTTAGGCTGTTCTGGCTTAAACTCTTCATTATTTCTACTAGATCTGTCCTTATCAGCTTTCTCAAAGACTATATTATCGTGAGTCTGAAAAGGAAAACTAGGTAGAGGAAAGTGAGAAATAAGGGTCATTCTACTGTAGGCTCCTTAGTGCCAAACACTCTTTCATAAGTCATATCATTACTGTACTCTTCAGCCCACCTATTCTCAGTAAAGGTAGCAAACTCTATCAGAGCCTCTAGGTCAAGATCCATAGAGTTCATATAAGTCTTCATATCTACAACGTCTTGCTGTAGTACCTCAATAGTGTGGGCCTGTTTAGATACCCACCATACAGCAGCTGCAAGTTGTACAGCCATAGCTACCACTAGAGCAACAGGAAGTTTAAGATCAGTCATAGCTACCACGCCTTACAAGACCAGTATCTTGCACTAAATTTATCTGTTGCAGTATCGCAGTTATGTCTAGCTCTAAAGCTCTTACGACGATCAGGCTGGTCTTTCTTGATACTCATCTTAGGGTCACCAAAACGAACTACCTTAACCTCACTACCCTTCTTAGCTAGTACAGCACTCTTCTTAGCTGCACCCGGAGTACGCTTAGGTTTGTTGTACCCCGGATAAGTTTCACCCCGGTACTTTAGTCCACCACTAGGTAGACGTTCTACATCTTTAGTTGTAGCCATAGGATTACCTAACTTTTCTACCTGTTCTACGGGAACTAGAGTCTGTCATAGTCTTCTTAGCTGAATTTCTTTCAATTTGTTGCATCTTTGGTTCTGATATACCTTTAACAACAGAAGATTTAAAAGCAGGGTCAAGTTTTTTCATAGTTCTATTAAAAGCACCTTGAGTTATCTCACCATTTCCTAATTGCTTACGAAGCTTGGCTTTAAGAGTTCTTATATCTTTAAGTAACTGAGTCGCTTGTTTTTGATCACGATTCTTTGGTCTTGCTGTAGAATTATTTGCTGGCATTTTCTATATCCTTACTACTTCTTACCTGCTTTACTATTACGAGGGAAACTACGGTTCTTCTTTTTAGTCGTTACCCGTAGATTAGCTTTAGAGTTGTCGTGAGGGTTACCATTCTTATGGTCAACATCCTTACCGTCACCCTTCTTAACTTTACCAGCAGCCTCTAACTTACGTCGAGCTTTCTTACGGGAAGCATTACGAGCCAACTCTCTAGGAGTACTCTGTAATTGTCGCTCTCTCTTGTAATCTCTACCTGCCATATTCTCGCTCTCTGTCAGGGTCTAGCACTTCGTAGCGCTTTAGGTGACCCTCTAAGTACATTGCTCTCTCAACGTGATCCAAAGAGTACCTCACACCAGTGTCAGCCTCAATAGCTGCCCTGACATAGAATACATCACTCTTAGGAATGTGAATCTTTTGCATAGTTTTACTATTGTTATCTACTAGAGCCTTATAGAACTCTTCAATAACATTATCAGATGCATACAGTTGTACGGACTTTTTCATATAAGTCAACACTTAATTTACTATTACGACAAAAAAGGTATGTGCTGACTTACGTTCAACTAAGAGGAAGAGGAGACACAAGAGGGAGTTAAACTTTTAAGTCTAACACATACCATTCAGTTCATACTCGTTTATTATTGATTATTATTGTATGAACTAGAACATAGTTTACTATATAGTTAAACTCTTGTCAAGTTATTTCTTTTATATAGTAGTAAATAGTAGAAGTTTACTATATAGTTTAACTATCTCCTGCTCCTGCTACGCAGTTATACTCAGGTAGCCCCCCTCTGTCAAGCCCTAAACTTGCATATATATACTAAATAGTTATGCTTATGGCGAAATCGGATAGGTTTTCTAGTTTACAAAGCAAAAAACCCCGTGTGTGTATACGTATATATATACATTACCCAGTACCCCCATCTGGCCCTCGCCCAGTACCTCTTAGGTTGTGCCCAGTGACTGTTTTTCTACTTTAGGTTGTGTTTTTAGAACAATTCTAAGTAAAATATGGCTTGCCTGCCTATTCTGCAGCGCTAATGCGTTGTTTTTATTGCATAAATAAACTGTTTTAATAACAGTGACAGCCTAAAATGTGGTCATAAAACCCTACCCCACAGAGCCAATGCACGTAAAACGTGTAAGGGATGCACAAAGACTACTTCAGGTTGAGCCTATATAAGAATAATGTGTCACCTGCCTTGCCTAGTATGACAAGCAATCCGATTCACTTCTTAAGCCATTGTTTTTAAACGATAACCAAAATTAATTCGGTAAATCGTCATTTTTTTATTGCAATCTCGAAAGCAATCGTGCCATAGTTATTACATCGAAAGCGACAAGAAACAAATCGCAAGCAACGTAGGTTCTTCAAAGTGTTTCAGCGTCCTTCTGACAGATACGGTGGAAAGCCCTATCAAACTTAAAAGACAGACTAAAAAAACTACTTGACTACAAAACGAAAATAAAACAGACTAAACGACAACATAGACACAACAGAACGGATCAAGCATCGCAAAAAGTAAACGTATAGCATAGCCAAAGATTTACAAAATATCGTAAAGACTTTGGATGTTTTCCAGCCTAACGGATTGAGCGTTTACAAGTAAGCTTTGCAGTTCAAATTAGTCAAACAAATACGGATGCGGATACAAGGTTTCGCTAGAGCAGAATATCGCCGAAGGTTCCACTATAAATCCCCTAGCAAATCAGTGTTGCATAAGCGTCCGTTGTGAAACGTGCGCCTATCTGTAGAGAGAGACTAGGGGCAATATAGTGGTGGTTGCAAAAACAAACTAAAGCAGCGCCCGGGTTGACATTCTGGGCGTTGCACTAAAAAACTGTCTTGACTATACGATTGATTTGGTCGTATGCTCTAGGAAGTTCAACACAATGAGGTGACACAATGAGAAGAACGTATTACATTTATAAAGGCTACGATAGAGAGAACGCCCTTGCTATCATTGCCCCAAACGTAAACAGAGAACGGCACGTAGCAGAACTGAAAAGACTTGCCAAAGAGAACGGGCATATTACAATTCGTAACTGCTTAGGCGGTCTCGTTTCTGAGATTACTGAGGAAGGTAAAATAAATTCTTTTGTCTCTTGACAGGTAAGCCTTTCGGGGCTTACTCTCTGGATACACAAGTTCAACACAATGAGGTGACAAGATGACACAATACACTCGCAACATTCTGGCTTGCTTCAAACAAGCTACGCAAGATGAGATAGATCACGGTCTAACTTGGTATGCAGACGCTAAAGAATTGGCGCAAGAGATAGCAGACAAGTATGATCTACCATTGCACATTGTTATAGGTGTGATTGCCGCACTAAGCCCTACCAATGATTGGGCAATGAACGTGCGTAATGCTGACAAGATGTGCCGCATATTTACTGAGGGCGGTTATGTTGAAGACACTAAGCCTAGCACTTACCCTAAGATGCGAGACAAGGCTTGGTTTATTCTACAGTCTATGCCGCACAATATGGAAGACGTTTCTTTCATACTCAATGGCCCTAAGATAACTGACTTTGCTAATTGTATAAATGGCAATGATGTGTGCGTCATTGACGGGCACGCTTGGTGCATCGCTAATAAAGACAGACGCACAATGCAAAAAGTACCCAACATAGGCAAGAAGCTTCGTGCTGAATTGCAAGAAGCCTACCGTAGGGCTGGTAAAAAGCACGGTATGACAGCCTATGAAATGCAAGCTGCGACTTGGGTTGCTTGGAAGCGTATACACAATGTGTAAGCTTTCACCAGATCACGAAAAGGTTTTTCTTCGCCTTGTGGCTTGTGGCTACATAAACGATGAAACTATAAAGAATTACTTGCCCCAAGTACAAGCTTGGTACTGGGGCTTGACAACCTCGACTAAATCAGACTAACCTTAACTTATCTTAACTGTCTTAGAAAGGACATCACTATGTTTTACTGCATCGCTACTAAACCGCTTAATGACCGCACTAATGGTTTCCGCTTCAACATCCTTGGCATCAAGGGCTTGACACGTAAGCGGATCAAGGCAAGTCGGGGCTTCAAGATTGAGGCGGGTAACTGTATGACAGCCTTGCACCTTGGCAAGCGTACTGTTTACTTTGAGCGTAAGCCTAACCGTACCACTACTCGGCGTGTACGTCACTTTGCGGGGTGATTGGTATGACTAAGCTAGACTTCAACAATATTGTGGTGCGTCATAACGGGCGCACCATATCTATCGCCCAACATTGGAGCCGTACCTCTGATGGTGATTTTCTAAACGCACAAGAGATAGCAGACGTTGGTGAACTGTATCACGAGGATTATGACCCCATCAGGTTTGATGATACTATTGATGGACTTATCAATGCACTGCAAGCAATTAAAAAGGATATAGAACTATGACATTCGACAAATCACACCTAAAACTCATCCGTCAATCTATGCAAGATGCACTGGATCAGGCTGGCATTAAAGATGTAACTATCAAGGTTGGTAACTGTAGCTACTCTGGCGGTGAAGCAACCTACAAAGTAGAAGTCTTGCTGGATGGTGCAGAGACACAAAAGCAATCATCCCTAACTCAGATGGCAAGTCTTATGGGGCTTGATACCAGCAAGATTGCAAAGATCAGTGGTCAATCTGTGACGCTTATTGGCTACAATAACAAAGCTCGCAAGATGCCTTGGCAGGTCAGATCTTTGACGGGTCACGATCAGTGGAAGCTTACCGACGATCAAGCCAAGCGTATGTTTGGCAAAGTAGACGCCTAATGTGGTACGTAGCTACCATTGACAATCAGGGTTCACATCGCAATCAGATGTGGACGCCTGACCGTGATAATGCACTTGACAGAGCAAATGAATTGCTAGATGCTGGGTACAAGGTAATAATAGAAGAGGAGATTTACAGTGAACGTTCTTAGTTTATTCGATGGTATGTCGTGCGGTCAAATCGCACTAGACCAACTCAATATCCCTGTAGAAAACTATTACGCAGCTGAGATTGACAAGTTTGCAATCAAGGTAGCTACGGCTAACTTTCCTGATATGATCCAGCTTGGTGATGTCACTACTGTAGATCCAGACAAGCTACCTAAGATTGATCTACTAATCGGTGGCTCACCTTGTCAGGGCTTTAGCTTTGCTGGTAAGCAACTTAACTTTGACGATCCTCGCAGTAAGTTATTCTGGGAGTATGTGCGGCTACTCAAGGCGCTAAAGCCTAAGTACTTCTTGCTAGAGAACGTGCGTATGAAGAAAGAAAGTATGGACGTTATCACTGAGGCGCTGGGCGTTGATCCTGTACCTATCAACAGTAACCTTGTCTCTGCTCAGAACCGCTACCGTTTATACTGGACAAACATTCCTATGGATGGCTTGCCAGAAGACAAGGGTATCAAACTTAAGGATATCCTAGAAAATGGTATCACTGATCGTGAGAAGTCACACTGTCTTGACGCCCACTACTTCAAGGGTGGCAACCTTAAGACATACTTTGAGAAGCACCGTAGGCAACTTGTATTCAGTGACGATGGTATGTGTCACGTTGGTGATGCTGGTATCAGTGACAAGTATTCCTACATCAATCGTGTGTACCATCCAGACGGTAAGGGGCCATCACTTGTAGCCTCTACTGGTGGGCACCTACAGCCTAAAGTATTAGAAGTGGCAGGTATGTCCGACACAAATGGCTGGGATCAGGAACGTAAAGTTTACGATCCAGAAGGCATATCACCTACGCTTACTGGTCAACGTGCCAGCAATGTGCCTAAGATTAACAATGGTGAGAAGACTTGGCGCAAGCTTACTCCGCTAGAATGCGAGCGTCTACAAACTGTGCCAGAAGGTTACACTAATCACGTATCAAACACTCAGCGCTACCGTATGCTTGGCAATGGTTGGACTGTTGAGGTTGTTAAACATATTATGAAAGGGCTAACACAATGAGACTATTACTTAACACAGAAGCCTACCCAGACTATACACAAGAACAACTTGTAGAGTGGCTTGGTATCTTGCCGCACTGGGTAGCCGAATATGCCGCCGTTGAAGATGGTGACTTAGTAGAGCATATGACAGACTGCTATGGCTTTGGCAGCTTGTACAAGTTCAAGGGTAAAGTCTTACCTGATGGTAAGTATACTCATCCAGAGGATGATGACCTTGAGCCTATTGCTAAGGTGAAGCTTAAGAAGGGTGATGTTTACTTCTACCCCTACGCTATGATTGCATTGCCTACCAAGGATGGTCACTATGTAACGAGGATGGACTGATGAATCACGTATACAGTGTAGAGTTTTATGATAAGGAGACAGATGAACTGGTGTGTTATTATAGCACCAGTAATCTGTTTAAAGCTCAACGTATGGAGAAAGCACCTTTACAAAATGCCTATGTTGAGGTTTATTCTACAGAAGATAGAAACTACAGAGTCCAAACATATATAAGGATGAACTAATGGAAAGCCAAGGTAACAAATATGTAATGCCACTATCACAATATCACAGCAAACTTATGCAAGATATTGATGATGCAGAATGGATGTCAGACTTTGAACGTGCTGACAGAATGGCAGATGAAGAGAAACAGATACGTCAAGACATTGAGTCTGGCGCTCTATGGTATCCTTTGTTCTGATGTATATATTCCCCATATTCTTATGTATCGTATATGTCGCAGCTGGAATCATATTTACTTATAGAAGCTGGAAGGAACTCAATGGCAAAAGATGAAGGAGAAAAGGATGACCCCTGTGATGACTGGAGCGATAGGCCCATACCTAAAACGGTGCCTGATCGCACTCAGCGTCCTGTTAAACGTCCTATTAGGGGGCGCAAACAATCAGACTTTCAGCGCGAGAAACTACGAATGGCAAAAACAAAAGAGGTTTAATATAGTGTTCCTTATTGATCTTATGATTGGTAAGGGCCACTGCCTAGAGTGCTGGGTGTACTGGAAAGTGAGGAAGAAATGGTAAAAGGGAATAGCAGATTATTTGAGGTAGTAGCCTTCTACTATGACAC